TGTTCCACCTAAACCACCGTTAGATGTTGTTCCATATGCAGTATTATAGTAACCAGCTCCGCCTCCACCACCTGCGTATGTTACGGATGAGCCTGAAATAGAAGATGATAAACCATTACCACCAGCTCCGCCTGTAGAAGAACCAGAAGCATTACCACCAACAGCTCCAGCTCCACCACCACCTGCACCTGACTGGTTTGTTGCATCATTAAGACCATCACCACCTGCATTACCTTGACCAGATGTTGCAGAGCCACCAAACCTATTAGTAGTTGACCTACCTCCGCCACCACCGCCAGAACCACCTGAACCTGCTGCTACATTATTGTAACCACCATAACCGCCACCAACTGAAGTAACAGTAGTTAAGCCTGTACCTGAAATAACTGAACTACTACCTTGAGAACCAATAGTATTTATTGCACCACCATTGCCACCTGCACCTACAGCAATAGAATAAGTATTAAGAGTAGATAGAGTAAATGTAGATGTTTGGTAGCCACCAGCACCGCCACCTCCACCACCTGCAGTTCCACCTGCACCTCCGCCTCCACCAGCAACAACAAGATAAGATGCTGCTACTTTGTTTTTATCTGCGGCAGATAGAATACCATAAGCTCTTGCGGCTTGTACGGCTAGTCTTGACAATAATGACATTGTTAATTCCTACTTAAATTGAGTTTGAGCTGCGAATACAGAGAATGTTGCTGAACCTGTTTTAATAATTGTGTATGAGTAAGCATCTACACCTGAAGCATTACCACTTGACCATGCTGTACCACCTTGATATTTAGGTGTAACAGATGAACCGTCAATTGTAACTGCGTTGTTATAGTATGCTGTAGCACCTTGTGATACTAGGAATACGACTGTGATAGCTTCACCTGTTGACATTGCTGTATCTAAAGATGTGCCTGATGAACCTCTAAAGTTTACAGTCCAGTTTGCACTTGCATTAGTTGTATAGTATAACACAGACTGTGTAGTTACATCATAGTTAATAGTACCTGTAGCTGCTGTTGCTGATACAGTTACACCTTCTAAAGCGTTTGTAAATTTAGATGCTAATACTGAAGATGTACCAGCAAATGTTTGTTTGCCTGTATATGAATTGTTTGAATTAGATGCTACATAGTTAGCATTATATGCTTGTACGTCTGTACCGATAGCAAGACCTAAATTTGATCTAGCCGTAGTAGCATTTGCTGCACCTGTACCACCAGCTGCAATAGGTATAGTGTCACCACTTGCACCTGATTGCAAGTCTTTAACTTGTGCCATCAATGTGCGAATAGCATTATTAATACCTGAAGGTGCACAACCCTCATCAATATTAATATTTGCAATGTCGGTGTTTAGATTAGCACCAGCACTGGTTGATGAATATTCTGAAATTTTTGTCTTTGCCATAATTGTTCCTTAAATTAAACCCATGTATTACTGCTAGATGAAACGTTATTCCAAGTATTACTTCCTGTTGCAATGTCTGTCCATGTATTTGAACCTACACTAACATTATTCCAAGTATTACTTCCTGCTGAAACATTTGACCATGTTTCTGAACCACTAGGTACGTTATTCCATTCTTCACCTAGCCTATTAGCCACTGCAACAACTGTTGCGTTAGCTGAAATACTACCAACTCCATGTAAAATTGCATTTGCATCACATAATATAGTAGCTATAACTTCTATATCAGCAAATCCAGAATAAGTCATGCCACCTAATGCAGAGACACTTGCACTTGCAGTAATGTCTGCTACAGAAGTTCTTACCCTAATAGCTTCTGACTCAACTTGAGCATTAGCTGTAATTGTTCCTTCTGAAAGTCTATAACGAATACCTTCGCCTGTTACTTCAGCTGTAGAAGTTATGTCTGCAGATGACTCATAAATAGCTATAGGACTTGCAGAAACGCTTGCTAACGCATTTATTTCACCATTACCTACTAACACCCTTACAGCATCAGCAGATACTGTAGCATCGCTTAAAATGCTTCCACTAGCAAAAGTAATTCTTGTAGGATCAGCTTCTAATTGAGCATTTCCTGTAATAACAGCATCTCCAGTAGCTACTCTTATAGCACTAGATACTAAAGTAGCATCGCCTGTAATACTTGCTTCACCTGTTCTTAATCTATTTGCTTCTGCTGTTACGTCTGCATTAGATGTAATAACTGCATCAGCTAAATTAATACAAGCACCAGATTCCCATATTGGGTCATCTAGTGATATTGCTAAACTATCTATACTTCCAAAAACATCTAACTGATCTAGAGTCCATGATCCACAAACTCTAGTTCCGTTATCATAAAATGTATTATCTAAACTATATGGTACATTTTCCAAGCTACCATAAACGTCTAGCTCTTCTAGCGTCATTGGTGTTGGCATAATTTACCTTAAGCTAATGTAACAGATAGGCTACCTGAAGCTATTTTAAAAATATCGCCTGTATCAATAGTTTTAGATGTTGTTAATGGTGTATGGTAAAGTAAGTTACCAGATGTTGAAGCATCATAAATACCAATGTGTGATACTGTACCCCATGAACCAGTTGCTTGGTCAAAAGTAATATCTGCAGTTGTTACTGAAGCACCGTTAGATGGTGCACCAAATGTAGCTGATTTTCTTGTATATCCATTGCCAGATAGTTCTGTACCAGAACCTGCATCTGTTGGATCAGATGTAAATAATGCTACATAAACTGTTGATGGTGATGTATATGATGTGTTTCGTAGAGTTGCATTGATAAGTGCATTCTCTAAATAATTACTCATTTCTGCCATGTTTTGCTCCTATGCTGTTGTGATAGATAGATTGCCAGTATACTCACTAGAATCATCTGAAGATGTTAATGAATTAAGACCTCTATCATATAAAGAAGCCCATGTTTGTAATCTTGCATCGTTCATTAAATATGGTTCAGCTTCACCTAAAGCACCATATAATAATAAATCTGGGCAATTAGCTAAAAACACATTGGATGATACTGATGCACTTAAATATTCTGGTGCTGCGTAATAAATCATATTAAGTGCATATGCACTATCTGGAACAGGTGCAAATTGTAATTCAGCACCTAAAGATGTATATTTTGTAGGTTGACCAGATTCTGTAACTCTACCGTTAGTATAAAAACTAGGGATACTTAAATATTCAATTGTTGCTACTGGATTAGTTGCTAGATATAATCCACGCATAGCTAAAAAGTCACTAGGTAATGCAACTGTGCTATCACCTGCTGTCATTGTTGTTGTGACTACTTTTAACATTTGACGGATACGAAGATCACGTCTTAATCTATTTTCTGCTAATGTAATAAAGTCTGGAATTTGTGATGTTAGATCACTACGAGCAAGATAATCAGCTATCGTGCTTTTTAATGTTGTATATGATGTAAAAGCCATTACACTCTACCCTCTCGTGTTCTAAACACTTTATTATCTGGATCGTTTAAGAATTCTTTAAATCGTTTTTGGTCAACGATATGGAAACCTCGCATAATACCTTTATGGTTTAGCGAATCAATAACTGTCATTGGAATAGATGCAATCTTATTGTCAAATACATCATCACCCCAACGAGTGCGTCTGTCTGTTAATTTTCTTTGTTGTAAATTATTTTCAATAATATCACTAATATCTTGTCTAGTTTCAAGCACTAGACCTTGATCTGTATCGTGTGCTACAGATGTTCTAAATGTTGTAGGTTTTGTCATATTAAAATGTCGCAATAAAAAGAATAACAGAGGTGTAGGCATGACCTATCACCTCTGCATTCAACAATGGATAAAAATCCATTAACCTTCTACTACTCTGCCAAGTCAGCAATAATTGCGTGAGCAGCTTCGTTCTTAACTTCTAGTGTGTATTCTACTAAAAGTTGAGTTACATCAGCGTCACCAACTTTTGCTAATTCGTTTGTAGCAAATGGACGTAAGTAAGCAACTGCTGCCATTTCTGGATCAAGCACAAATGCAACTTCGCCACTGTCACCTGAATCAGCTGGAATAAATCTGTTAGGAACAACAGAGATAGTACCAAAGTCTGAAAGGTAAACATCAGCAGCACCGATGATTGTTGATTGCTTGTCAGATGGAGCCATGTAACGTTGTGCAGCAATACCAGCAAAACCAGACACTACTTGTTTTTGTGTTGGAGTTACCATTAATACTGTTGGGTTACCACCAGCTGTGTATGCTTTCTTAACAGCAGATTTTAACATTGCTTCTGTGAAAGCTGCGTCAGTACCAGATACACGAGCAGTTGTACCACCAGAACCTGCTGTACCGTTTGTGCCACCAACATAGTTAGTGTTTAACCATGCTTGTAAACCACCAAGTGTACGAGCTGTTGTTGCGTTACCAGCTGCATTTAATTGGTTGCTTAAAAGGATGTATTCCATGTCACGTTTGATTTCAGCAGAAGCTTTAGCTAATTGGTAAGCCTTTTCAGATTTACGACCAGCTTTGTTTACTGCTTCTAAAGTACCAGCAATCTTCACAGTTTTTTGTGAGATTTGTGTACGGTTACCAACTCGTGTTGTTGGGCTTAATGTAGCGTCAGATGCTGTTGCACCTTCAACTGCAGCGTTAGAACCATTAACAGATGCTAATGAGTCTGTTTGCCATTCATGGAGAACGCCAGTAGCTTTAGTTTTGCCTACTGATGACATAAATGGTGTTTCTGTTGGAGAAATGTTATAGATAACGTCTGTTAAATCTTCACGTTGACCTATAGCGGTATAGGTTTGATATGTTGCCATGTTTTATTCTTCTTTCTATTCTAAAAATTGTTCAAATAAAGCAGCTGCATCACGGACATGTCCGCTGTTACGCAACTGTGCCTTTTGTTTTTTAATTGTTTCTGTGTTGTTATTACTTGTAGACGATCCAGCCTTTAGCATCTTTGGTGCTTCAGAAACTTTCTTCGTTACAGCAGGTTTTGACTTTTGAAGCTTGTCATACATCATTGCCTTGTGTAGTGTAACAACGTGCCTAGAATCATAGACGTGAGATAATTCTACATCTGTGAAACCAAGCGATTTGCCATAATTGCGAATCTCATTACGGAGGTTTTCGCCTTTAGCTGGGTCTGAAAACTCTGGCAAGACTTGTGTTAATTTTTGTGCTTCCTGTGCAACTCTTTCTTGCATGGCACGAGCAGTTTCAGATTGTTGCATTTCTGCAATTCTGGCTTGTTCGGCTCTTATAGCATTGAGTTGTTCTTTCTTTTCAGAAAGTTCAGCAACTTTAACAGCATAGCCTATCGGGTCGTTTTCTTTGAGGTATGTTAAATCCTCATTAGGAGTTTGT